AAGGGTAGGGCTATAGCAAGCGTGGCTAGTAATCTTGTTAACCAAGCGCAGAACGGCAACACAACTGCGGCTATCTTCTATCTCAAGACCCAAGCAGGTTGGAAAGAGCAAGACACGACCACAATATCCACCAACGAAGACAATGTTATACAGATAGTCCGTGCAACTAAGTCTGACTGAGCCACAAGAAGAGTTCCTATGCTCCGAAGCTAAGTACCCTGCGCTAGTCGGTGGGCTTGGTAGCGGAAAGACAGTAGCGGGAATATCTAGGCTTATCTGCCTAATGGTTCAAGACCCTAATATCAACGGCGCTTACTATATGCCGACCTATGATTTGCTTAGGTTACGCGCACTGTCTGGGCTTGAAGAAGAATTAGAAAAGCTAGGGCTGTCATTTAAAACTAATCGCTCTGAATACACTGTGCAGATTCACGGCTTCGGCATGATTATTCTGCGTAGCTATGACCGACCAGAAAGAATCGTTGCCTATGAGGTAGCGCACAGCATTGTTGACGAGCTAGACACTCTGCCTAAAGATAAAGCTGCGCTAGTGTGGCGAAAGATAAGTGAACGTAATCGGCAAAAGTGCAAGCATCCTGCGGGTAATACAATCGGCTGCGTAACTACACCAGACCAAGGCTATAGCGGGTTCGTATATCAAAAGTGGGTAAAGTCATTGCAAGATGGCTACGTAGTTATAAATTCCCCTACAGCATCTAATCCTTTTCTGCCTGACGGTTATATCCAACAGATTAGGGATAACTACGACCCAGTTTTAGCCGACCTATTCCTTAAGGGCGAGTTCGTAAGTTTATCTGCTAACAAGGTTTATCATTTTTTTGCTAGGGAAAAACATCACACAGACCGCACGATTACTGACGCTGACAAGTTTCTCCATGTCGGAGTTGATTTTAATATCGGTGGATGCTGCGCGGTAATTAGCGTTATAGATGGAAAAGACCCGATTACAGTTGATGAGTTTATCAGCCACGATACTAGAGATTTCTGTGCGCGTTTATCTAAGTATGAGCAGCAAGGTAGGAAAATAACCGTATACCCTGACGCTAGTGGAAAGTCTGGTAGCACTAACGCAACTGGGTCAGATATTGATATAATACGGCAGCACGGTTACGCTGTAGACTGTCCGAATGCGAATCCTATGGTTAGAGACCGTATAAACGCAGTGAACGGATTGCTATCGCATGACCGATGGCTAGTGAATACGGATACCTGTCCACAATTAACTGATGCGCTAGAGTCGCAAGGTTATGTAAAAGGACAGCCCGAAAAGTTCAGTGAACATCCTGCTATAGACGACTGGGTTGATGCGGCAGGTTATTTTATCAACCGCAAATGGTCGCTGGGCAGACCTGTCGTGGTCACAGATATAGGTATGGCACGATGAGCATAGATTTCAAGAACCCGAAGTATCGGGACAATGTAGACAAGTGGGAATTGGTAAATGATATTTGCGATTCCACTAACCTCAAAAAGTATTTGGTTCAGCTAAACCCTAAAGACGTATCCGTTGAGAATGTTGAGCGTAACTCGCAATTCTTCAAGCGCAGTGTATTCGCCGCAGTCGCAGGATATACAAGTCGCGGGTTTGTAGGTAAAGCGTTCACCAAACCGCCAACACTAGAAGTCCCTGAAGAGCTTGAGTATGTATCTACGGATATAAACGGCGCAGGTGCATCTATCTACCAACAATCACAGGAAGTAATGCGTGACGTTATCCGTGTTGGTCGTTCTGGTTTATTGGTAGATTTCCCAACTACAGACGGTGAAGTATCACGCGCTGATATTCTTAATGGAAACATCTTCGCTACTATCACGCGCTTTGATTGCCGACAGATTATCAACTGGCAGACAGAGCGAGTCGGCTCAAAGGTTATGCCTACGCTTGTCGTATTAACCTCTACAGTTAGCGAGCCAAAGTCTGACGGCTATGAGTTTGAGCTAAAAGAAATCTGGATAGAACTGGCGCTTGAAGAAGGCGTGTATGTTCAGAGAGAGTGGCGCAGGAATGACCATAACGAATACTACGTTTACAGCGAGACTATTCCACGTGATGGATTCGGTAACACTTTAGACTATCTGCCGTTTGTTTTCGTTGGCTCAGAAATGAACACGACCAGTATTGACCACCCGCCAATGTACGATTTAGCTAAGATAAACCTAGGTCATTACAACAACTCCGCTATTTACGAAGACTCAGTATTTACAGTCGGGCAGGTTCAGCCGTGGATGTCTGGGCTAAACCAAGAAACCATTGAGCTAATGCAGTCGAACAATATGTATATCGGCTCAGGTAGATTAATCGGCGTTCCATCTGGCGAGACCTTTGGCTTTGCTCAGGCGAGCCCTAATATGCTTGCACGTGAAGCTATGATGGATAAAGTTGAGCTAATGATTGGCTTAGGCGCTATGTTCATGCGGTCGGGCGGTGCGGCTAAAACTGCTACACAGATTGACGGTGAGCTAATGACTTCACACTCAGTGCTGTCGCTAATTGCTAATAATGTTTCCGAAGCCTACTATGACGCGCTTAAAATGGCTGCTCAGTTTATGGGTGTCCGTGGTGAAACCTACTGTAAATACGACATTAGCCAAGACTTCATTGACCCGAAAGCAGACGCGCAAATGCTCAACGCTGTGGTTGCTTCATTCTTGCAAGGCGTTCTGCCGATTAGTGACCTGTTTGCTTGGCAGAAAAAGCACGGTCTAATCCATGCCGAAAAAGAGTTTGAAGATTACCAAGAAGAAATAGGCATCCAAGAAACCATGGTTGACCTAGAGGAAGACTAATGGCTACAGCACCAGAGGAGCTAATAAACATAGCGACTCGCCATCAAGTCTATCTGGAAAGGCTAAAAACAGGCGAAGCTAACAAGGTTGGAAGTTTTCTAAAGAAGATTGACCAATCTGTTAGCGCTCGTTTGGCTAATAAAAATCTAACCGAGTTTTCTAGAGACAGACTTAATCAGTTGCTGCTTTCTGTACGCTCAGACATGGATATATTAGCGCAAGAATTCTCTAAGACTGTAGCAAAGCAATCCTTAGAATTAGCTGACTACGAGGCAGGTTTTGAACTGCGCTCTTTAGAGCAAGTATCTGCTGCTGAGTATGTAGCTCCCGCAACAGCGGCTATTACTGTGGCTGTTCTAAATAACCCATTAACCATGCTTGGCTTTGGTAATGGGCAGTTGCTAGAACCTTTTGCAAAAGATATGTCTAAAAAGACTTTAGACAAAGTAGCAGGGGCGATTATGTCAGGCTACTACGAAGGGCAAACTACAAACCAAATCTTACAAGCTATTCGTGGCACTAGGGCTAATAAGTTCAAAGACGGAATTATTGGCGAAGCAAACAAAACCGCAAAGATGATAACTAGAACTGCGTTACAACACGCTTCTTCTCAAGCTAGAGACGAAGTTTGGAAAAACAATGCAGACATAGTTAAAAAAGTCCAATGGGTAAGCACTTTAGATGGTCGGACAACTTCGCAGTGTCGTTCTTTAGATGGTCAGATTTTCCAAGAAAACCCAACAAGGAAAGGTCCAAGACCTCCGCTACACATAAATTGCAGAAGTACGGTTGTTGCAGTGCCAGATGCACGGTTTGCATTTTTAGAAGATAACGCTACTCGTTCGGCAAGAAAATACACTGCTAAGTCCGAGCCAAATTCTAAAGGAAAAGTGGTTTCAGTACCTGCTGACCAAACTTATTACTCATGGCTAAAAAGCCAACCTAAAAAGTTTCAAGAGTCTGTTATTGGACCGCAAAGAACCAAATTGCTAAATGATGGCGGTCTAACTGCTGAAAAGTTTGCCAAATTACAGCTAAACAATAATTTCAAACCAATAACTTTGGAAGAAATGCAAAAGCTAGAACCATTAGCATTTGAAAAAGCGGGATTGGACTAGCATTGACATAAAAGTTTTGCAAGTTACAATGACGGAATCGTAAGCAGGGCTTACTTTAATCACAGGGTGATATAATGATTGAGTTTAAGTTAGATAGTTTAGAAAACATTGACGAATCCTTACAAGGACTTTATGAGCAAACAGATACTGGGTATCAGCTTAAAGTTACAGGCATTCCTGAGCCAGAGAAAGAAGATTTAAGTGGCCTCAAGAATAAAGTTGATGAGTTGTTGCGAGAAAAGAAAGCAGCATCGCAGAAAGCGCGGGAAGCAGCGGAAGAAGCAGACGCAGCAAGACTTGAAGCAGCAAAGAAAGGCAATGATACAGAGGCTCTAGATAAATCTTGGCAAGAGAAGTTTAACGCTAGGGAAATAGAGCTAAAGAAAGAGCTAGAATCTTTGTCAGGCACTCTTGTAAAACTAACAAGTGGTCAAACGGCAACTAAGATAGCGGCAGAAATCGCAGTACAAGGTTCGGCAGATGTTTTATTGCCACACCTAGAAAGGCGATTAAAGACAGAATTTAGGGACGGCAGTCCTGTTACTGTTGTTCTAGACAAAGATGGTAAGCCGTCAGCAATGTCCATTGATGAGCTTAAAGCAGAATTCCAGAATAGCGCAGCTTTTGCTCCGTTAATTGTGGGAACAAAAGCCAACGGCGCAGGGCGTACAGGTGGCAATGAATCTAGCGGGGCTGGAGTCAATGAAGTGAGTCGGTCGGAGTTTGACCGAATGAACCAAGCGCAACGCGCAAACTTCGCCAAAAACGGCGGTAAACTTAAAGACGATTAAAGGTAATCTCTCATGGCTAATGTTCTAACTGACTTAGCGGCAGACATCTACAAGGCGGCAGACATTGTTGGCCGTGAGCTTGTTGGTGTTATCCCTTCAGCAACAATTAACTCAGACGCAACTGCTCGTGCAGCACAGGGCGATACTATCCGCTCATTCGCTACTCGCAACGCGACTGTTACAACCGTTTCACCTTCAATGACTATCCCTGAAGGTACAGACCAAACTGTAGACAATAAGACTATGGCTCTTAGCACTACAGCATCTGTTCAGATTCCGTGGACAGGCGAAGACATGAAGCACGTCAACAACGGCGCAGGCTTTGAAACTATCTACGGTGACCAGATTCAGCAAGCTATGCGTGCTATCTCTAACCAAATCGAAGCAGAAGTTGCTGCGGATGTAGCTAAGAACGCTTCACGCGCTTTTGGTATTGCAGGCACAACTCCTTTCGCTAACAACTTTGCGGAAGTTGCTGAGATTCGTCAGATTCTCGTAGATAACGGTATGCCTTCAAATGACGGTATGGCTTCTATTGTGATGAACAGCGTTGCGGGTACTAACCTGCGTCAACTGGCTTCACTGCAATCAGTCAATACTGCGGGTTCTAGCGACCTGCTACGTCAAGGCACTTTGCTCGACCTCCAAGGTCTGATGATCAAAGAGTCTGCGGGTATTTCAAGCCACACTAAAGGCACTGGCGCAAGCTACATTACTGACGGCACTTACGCTGTTGGCGCTACTGCAATTACAGTTGACGGCGGTACTGGTACTATTCTCGCAGGTGATGTAATCACTTTCGCGGGTGATACTAACAAGTATGTCGTAACTGGCGCTCTTGCAGGTGGTGTTGTAACTATCGGTGCTACTGGTCTACGCGAGTCACTTGATGATGGCGTTGCTCTTACTGTTGGTGATAGCTTCACTGGTAACGTAGCTTTCCACAAAGCTGCTGTTGAAATCGGTATGCGTCCAATGGCACAACCTACTGGCGGTGACGCTGCGGTTGACCGTCTGACAGTACAAGACCCAGTTAGCGGTCTCGTGTTTGAAATAGCTGCCTACAAAGGCTACAACAAGGCGATGTTTGATGTGTCTTGCTTGTACGGCTACAAAGTATGGAAGCCTGACTTCGCTGCTGTACTTCTCGGCTAAACGGAACGGGGGGCTTCGGCTCCCCTTTTCCCTTTCTGGGGTTATCATGGCAAAAGATTCAAGACTCACTCGTTTAGGTCTGGATAAGTACAACCAACCAAAGCGCACTCCTAATCATCCGACCAAATCTCATGTTGTTGTCGCTAAAGAAGGCGATGAAATAAAAACAATTCGATTCGGACAGCAGGGAGTTTCAGGTTCACCTAAACGCGCTAACGAAAGCAAAGCTGACACTGCTCGTAGGGCTTCTTTTCAGGCAAGACACGCTGAAAACATAAAGAAGGGAAAGATGAGCGGGGCGTATTGGTCAAATAAAGTTAAGTGGTGATTTTATGTACAACAAAGGCAAGAAGAAG